ACATATAATTTAGTGCTTCACGGACGGCAGGAGCATTCGCACCATTACCAGTCTTATAAGCAAGGATCCAAGTCAGTGAAGAAATTGGATAAGCATTAGCACCAGAAGGATTGGGGTTTTCGCCAGCAAGATTAGCATCAAGAGTGATGCCATTCAGTGCGGCAGAACCAGTTGCGGCAGAAGGACCAACAAACTTACCAGACTTGTTCTGAAGAACTGCTGCTTGAAGTTTGCCTGTGCGAATAAATCCAGTGTTCACATAACCAATCGCACCAGGAGTTTGTTTGATTTGTGCTGATACACCTTCATTGCCTTTAGCACCGATGCCAGTTGGCCATTTGATTGACTTATTTACACCATAGGACCAACCACCAAAGGCATCCAGAGAGTTCAAGAAGGCATAAGTGGTTCCAGAACCATCAGAGCGGTGAACGACTCTGATTGAACCAGCGGCACATCCGACTTGTTTCCAGTCTTTAATGCGTCCAGCAAAAACATCAACAGTCTGTTTCTGAGTGAGTTTCAGCTTACATCCTGGTTTGTTATAGGCAACTGCGATAGTGCCGCCAACCATAGGAATCTGAACCACACCACGCTTAACTTTTGCTGCTTCAGATGCCTTAATAGGTTCATCAGAAGCACCGAAGTTTACGGTTCCAGCAACAAACTGGCGAACACCAGCACCAGAACCAACGGACTGATAGTTTACACGGTTACCCGTTTCCTTATTATAGTCCTGTAACCAACGCATATAAATGGGTGCTGGGAAAGAAGCACCAGCACCATTAATAGCGGGAGCAGCAAGTGCCGCAGCAGGAGCAACGGCAAGCAGGGTTAGGGGAAGAAACTTAAAGAGTTTCATATATCTCCTTATCAGAAGCTGTAACGGACCTTAAGTTCGCCACCGATATCAGTGGTCTTGCTCAGGTTACCATATTCGCCAGTTACTTTGGCAGCAACACCAACGTTCTTAGTGACCTTGGCTTTCACACCAACTTCACCAACAGCGACTTCTTCACTTTTGGTTTTACCTGTGTTCCATTCGTAACCAGGACCAATCTCACCATAAACGGTGACATTCTTAGCAGCCTTACCTTCGTAACCAATACGAAGTTCGGTCTGTGAACCTTTGTAGGTGCTTGTGCCATCGGTGATAGCAACACCAGAGGTAGTCTTAGATTCTACATACGGACCAGCAAGGGCAGGTGCCGCAATCATCGGAAATGCCAATGCGGCAAGAGCGATTGCTTTCATAAAAATCTCCTTTTTTGGAATACTTGTTTGTCTTTTAAAGACCAGTCAATTTTAACAGAGTCTTCAGATTTTGTCGTTAAGGTTTAGTTAACCCTATAAGAAGACAAAACCTTCGTATATATGGAGACTTAACTTAATTTTAAACTATGTCAGCAAACAAAAAAACCACCCCAGAAAGGGGTGGTTCCACTCAACTTATGAGTAACTTATCAGAAGGTGTACTTCAGACCAGCCTTGATGTTGGAGGTCAGGTCATCACCAGTCAGGAACCAGTATTCACCATAGACACTCAGGTTATCGGTAGCAGCAACCGATGCACCAGCCTTACCAGAGACCTTAACAGTAGCATCGCCACTCTCAGGAGTGGAGAGAGCAGGACCTGCTTGGATGTAACCAGAAACGGTCTCACTCAGTTTGCCCTCATAACCGACGTGTGCTTCGGTCAGGGTGCCAACATAGTCCGAACCAGTCAGACCAGCATTTGCCTCAACATTCACATAAGGACCAGCGAAAGCAGCAGTGGCAAGGAAAGGAGCAGCAGCAACGGCTGCGATAGCAGATTTAATCATTTAATTAATACCTCGTAAATTTACTTGCGGAATGGTTACCCGCAGATGAAAGAAGACTTGACTTGTCTTCGTTCCACTATCTTAAGATTTTCTTAAAGATGTGTCAAGCCCCTTGTTGTGCGTTTGAGTTTTCGGTTATCCGACCCAAATAAGGATCATAATTCATATAATCCCTAATATCAATGTTTGCACCTTGCTGTTGCCAATAGTTCAACAATGCATCATGAGGTCCCTTGTGAAAGATACTAAGATGTTCTGGATGAATTGTTGAACCCATCTGCAAGTTATAAAGAAACAGAGGAATAGTGTAAGTCTTACCAGTTTCCAAAATTGTATCCTCAGAAACTGCTCTAGGTTTTACACCATTATCAAGTTTAAATTTATCACCGCGAATATGATGCTTCATAATTTTAGAAGCATGATGTCTACTTATTACATAAATTGCTGCAGAGAAATCATTGATAAACTTTAAGTGAAGTTTAACATGAATATCCCCTGTGCAAATTGTAGTTAATTGCAGACAATCCCAATCATATGGTGCAAGAGAAAAGAACTCTGTCCATGTAAAATTCCAATATCGGACAATATCAAAATTTACATCATCTTCTAGAATGAGACAATACTCATCATCCGTCTCTTCATAGAAAGTTTTGATTGCTTTAAGATGCGACAAACAGCATCCCAATTCATTTTGGGAAACATTATCAGGAATTCTACCCTTTAGATGACCAGACACATCATCTTCTCTTGCATCGTATCCTGCAATGCGAGTATGGTTTTCTATCTCCCAATACTTAAATTGCTGCTCCATATACTCACGACGATGAGTATCGGCATCAAGATTCAACCAGTAGATATGAGGAATACCTTTCAGTTTATATGCTGATTTATTCTTATCAAGCAGTAATTCTTGTCCAGCCATCGGGAATCAAATCTTTAGTATCGTGTTCTTTTGTATATCCAGTTCCAAACCACTGGACAGGAGCAATAACTTTTTTATCTTTATTGGTAGAGAGCCATGCACCCCACCAAGAGAATGTTGAGTTTGCAATGATAAAATCATCACAAAGAGACATCAAACACAAATCAATTCTATTGTCAGTGTTCTCTGAGATCATGAAACGATCGTCACCAAACAGTTCTTGTTCTTGACACCATGCAGGATCATCAGAGAATACAATCACGTTGCGATCTGAATCAAAGTGATTAAGTGCTTTTTTATAATACTCTAAAGTACATGGTGGATGATTAGCACTATTACTTACATAATCAGTGCGACGAACATGAAGAGCAAGTGGATTATCAACAGATGCAATCATCTCTTTGCAAGGATTAAGAATCTCATCCTTGAAAGTAAAGTCTTCACGAATCTCATCTTCAATATGCTTGAAGTATTTTTCGGTTTGAAAATATCCCTGAAGACTTACATGATCTGGACACATCTTAAAAAGACTCTCATCAAAATGGAAGAATCTTTCCTGAACAACTGGAGAATGACCATTGTTTAGAAGACCGACATTAACTCTAAGATCAAAAGAATCAAATAGTTCAGTCCTTAACATATTACCAATTCCATCATCCACTGCTTGAGTGTGATTTGGAATAATAATATCTGCTCCAATATTTCTTGCAATTCCTTTTAAAGATGCATACTGAAACATTTGGTTTGCCAAACGTCCCATCCTACCTAGGGCATTAAATCCTATCATTTCAATTGTGCTCTGCGTGTTTTTAGATAGTCCTGGTTTTCATAATACTGCACAAGTTGGTTTCTGTCAAACTTTTTAATCGTATTCCAGAGATTCCAGTTGTTGTTAAAGTTTGGATTACTGAACCAAGAGTTATGTGTTCTACTGTGCTCTAAATGGTAAACATAATCATCAATTCGTGCAATACGATTTCCAAGTAAACTCATTCTGTAGTAGAACTCATCATCCTCACATCCCCATGAGATGAAGTTTTCATTCATCATATAGCAGTCAATATACTTCTGACGATTGATAAATTGCGTCCAACCGATCGTTGAGTTTGATAATGTTTTATTCTTATCAAGCACCGAAGTGTCTAAAGAATTTACAAACTCATTGTAGATATTCATATTATATTCAGCACGCCACTGATAGACGCCACAACCATAGGGATACACTACATCTGCTTGTCCATCATTAATTGCACCATACGCATGGTGGTATGATGAAATTGGAAGAATACAATCCGCATCATAGTTTGCAACTACTTTAGTATCTGCTGCAACAATCAGATCGTTCAGAACTTTACTCTTACAAAATAAAGGTTCATTGTTTTCTTCAAACAGATAGGTTAAGTTTTCAGTATTGGCGTGCTTTCTAATTTCTGGAATCGCACGAAACTTAAACGTTTCACGTCCAGAAACTTCTTTTACTATTACCTTTGCTGGTATATGTCTCAACAAATAAGAGACCGATGAGATAATGTTTCTCAGTCGGTCTTCAGATTCAATCCTGGTTGGGATCAGGAAAGTAAGGTCCATCATCTTTGAATTCTCTCCTCAGGAATTTGTTCAATAATCCAAGATTCTGGAATTAGATCCTTCAAATTATTAAAGGCAAGTCTTTGTCCAAACCAAGGAGTTTGTGTAATGATTTTTTTGTTTGGATTTTTTTGCAACCATGCACCCCACCAAGATAAGGAACTATTAGCAATGATTGCATCATTACACAAACTCATCAAACACAAATCATAATATGGAACCAGAGATGTTTCCATTTGACCTGCACCATTTAAAGTTTGATGGGGATAATAAACTCTTGTCTCAGAAAGATGAAAACGATCACTCTTGAAAAGTTTTTGTTCCTTTACCCAGTTTAAATCATCTGAGCAAATTAACACTGGACGATCATCATTAAAGTATTTGTCTAAGAGATACTCATAATGTTCAACAGTTGGCATAGGGTACCAATCTGGACGACCAACATTATCACCACGACGAATGTGAAGAAGAATAATCTTCCCATCAAACTGACTCATATATTCTGCACAAGGTTCATAGATTTCATCCCTGAACTCATAATCCTCACGAATAGAGTCTTCAATATTCTTGAAGTATTTTTCTGATTGACGATAACCATCAATGTTTACATTATCTGGACAGTTATTGAAAAGGTTTTCATCAAAATCAAATCCAGGTTCATTATATGTTTGACCATTGACAAGTCCAGTATGCTTTACATTCTTCAGTTTAAATGCATCAAACAATCCATAATTTGCATAGTTTGGTGTATCGTGAGGAGGAATACACCAGTCCAAATTGTTATTTGCTGCGATCCCTCTCAGAGCAGCATATTGGAACATTTGGTTGCCTAAGCGACCATTTGTTCCAAGTCTGTTATAACCAATCACAAGTTATTCCTCAAGCAGAAAAAGTAGGAATGGGTTCCCAGTTATAGATTCTTTCCTGCTCTTCAACCTTTTCAGAAATCCATGCATAAGTTTTAGCAATTCCTTCCTCAAGAGTCATTTCATAATCCCAACCAAGTTTCTCACGAATGAGATCATTATTAGAGTTGCGACCACGAACACCAAGAGGTCCATCAATGTGCTTCTTAACAATAGTCTTTCCAGCAACCTTAGCAGCAATATCTGCAAGTTGATTAATTGTCACCATCTCTTCAGAACCAATATTCACAGGTCCCAAGAAATCAGACTCCATCAGACGACGGGTTGCTTCAACGCATTCATCCACATAGAGGAAAGAACGAGTCTGCTCACCATCACCCCAAATCTCAACTACACCACCATCAGCAGCTTCTGCTACTTTACGGCACATAGCAGCAGGAGACTTTTCTCTACCACCAGTCCATGTTCCCTCTGGACCAAAGATATTATGGAACCTACCGATACGAACGGGAATACCGTGATTACGGTTATATGCCAAGAAGAGTCTTTCTGAGAACAGTTTTTCCCAACCATACTCAGAATCAGGACCTGCAGGATATGCATCACTTTCCTTCAGACCAGGATTGTTCACTTCCATCTGTGCATACTCAGGATACATGCAAGCAGAAGAACTATAGAAGATCTTAGTCTTGTTTACATTCTTACGATCATTTATTTTTTTCTGTGCAAGCAAAAGATTCAGGTTGATTGCTGCAGAATTGGTCATGATCTCAGAATCATTTTCACCACTGAAAACAAATCCAGCACCACCCATATCAGCAGCATACTGATAGATTTCATCAAAAGTATCTACGTGCTGATCGGGAACATATTGATAGAAGTTTCCAAGGAAACCTTTAAACTCAATACACCTTTCAACGAGTTTATAATCAGTCAGATCTCCCTGAATAAATTCATTTGCTTGTGTTGCAGAGTATTCTGGTCTCTTAAGATCTACTCCTCTCACCCAATACCCTTCAGCACGAAGTCTCTTAACCATATGACTTCCAATGAATCCACCCGCACCAAAGACCAGTGCAGTTTTCTTATATTGACTCATGTTAAAACCTCAGTGAAATTAATTAATTCTGTGATATTTATTTTAGTATTATACACCCATTAGAGACGTTAGTCTATCAATCTTGTTTAGATTTACAAACTGACTATTACCAACATACAAACCATTGCTGTGAAGAACAGAAACGTTTGAACTCTCTTTTGCGGTGCAGAGTTTATATTTTTTAAATGCAGGATGCATAAGAATATTACCACTAATAATGGGACGATATTCAATGTCCGCTTTCATAAAAGTTTTTTTTAAATAATCCGCAAGAGATTTCTCCTTAGCAATGATTGGGAAAGAAAAACTACTGTTTCCGACTTGATTTTCTGGGATAATGTAATTGTCCTGACCCAATCCACGTAAAAGACTTTCCATCCAATATTGATAGTTCCTCCTGCGAATCTCAATATTTTTGTCAAGTCGTTTAATTTGAGACAGACCAAGAACAGCGCAGACTTCATGATTGCGGAAATTATATCCATCAGTCATGAAAAGAAAAGCAGGATCAATGTCAGGATTTTCTTCACTATATTTCTTGAACATATGAGGAGATCCCTCACGAGCCATGCCATGACTACGCTTCAATCTCATCAATTCATAGAGTTCAGTATTGTTTGTACAAACAACACCACCCTCAATAGTAGTCATATGGTGTCCGAAGTAGAAACTAAATGTAGATCCGATAGAATCAGTTCCACGTTTCTTACCATCAGGACCCTCAACACCATGAGATTCGCAAATATCTTCAAGAATCAAAGCGTCTGGAAAAATCTCACGAACCTTTTCAACATCAGATGACAAACCGATCAAGTGAGTAATAAAAACTACTTTAATGTCTGGGTGTTGGGATGCAATATACTTCAACTCATCAATGTCAAAAGAAAAGTTTTGAAGATTGATGTCACAAAAAATTGGTTGCAATCCGTTCTGAAAGACTGGAGCAATATTAGTCATCCAGGTTGTTGCTGGAACTAAAACTTTATCTCCATCTTTCAAACCATAATGTTCCTTCACAGCAGCAATTAACAAAGAGTTAGCAGTGCTGCCACTAGAAACATACAAAGAATGTTTGACACCCAACCACTCAGACCATTTAGATTCAAACTCACGAACCTTTGGTCCATTAGTAAGTCTACTACTGGTCAATAAAAAGGTTGCCATTTTTAAACGATCTCTAAAAGAGATCGTATCTTCCATTAGTGGCCAATAAGTCATCTTTCCTCTAATTTAAAATACTCATATGTTAATTGTAACCCCTGATCAATGGATGTTCTAGGTTCCCACCCAAGTTCTTTAAGTTTAGTTGTATCAAGTAGACGTTGCTTCATACCTTCTGGTTTTGAAGTATCCCACTTTATCTCACCCTCATATTCTATCACATCCACAATGTGACCGACAAGTTCTTTAATTGATACGTCCTTACCTACACCAACATTAACAACTTCACTATCATTATAATTGTTCATCAAGAATATAAGTGACTCAGCAAGATCTTCAACGTAGATAAATTCACGCCTAGCATTTCCAGTTCCCCAACAATCTACAAATTCTTTCTTAGATTTCTTTGCTTCATGGATACGACGAATCAAACCAGCAATCACATGACTAGTCTCTGCACTAAAGTTGTCCTTTGGACCATAAACATTACATGGATTTACAGAGATGTAGTTAGTTTCATATTGTGCATTATACGCTTGACACAGTTTGATACCCGCGATCTTAGCAAGAGAGTATGCTTCATTTGTTGGCTCAAGATATCCAGATAAAAGATATTCTTCCTTAATTGGTTGCGGACACTCCTTTGGATAAATGCAAGCAGACCCTAGAAACATTAACTTTTTAACGCTTGTCTTGTATGAAGATGAGATGACACTATTTTGAATCTTCAAATTGTCTTCAAGAAATTGAACGGGATGATCAATGTTATCCCTAATTCCACCACACTTTGCAGCAGCCAAGAAAACATACTCAGGTTTAGTCTGTTTAAAAAAGTTTAATACTGCACTTTCATTGCGTAGATCAAGTTCTTTACTGGTGACAAGCACTAGGTTCTTATAACCCTGTTCTCTTAACGAACGAACAATTGCAGATCCAACTAGACCTGTATGCCCAGCAACAAATATCTTACTATCAAGATTCATTTTTGCACATGTCCTCAACTAGTTGACTAAAAGAAATTTCTGGTTCCCATCCAAGTTCGTTCTTTGCTCTAGTAGCATCACCAAGAAGAGTATCTACTTCAGATGGTCTATAGTATTTTGGATTGACTTGAATAATAGTTTTACCTGTATTTACATCAATTCCAATCTCATCGTCTCCAGATCCTTCCCATGCAATCTTCATATCAAAGTATGGTGCAGATGCTTCAACAAACTGACGAACAGAATATTGTTCATGAGTTGCAATCACATAATCATCAGCAACTTCTTGCTGCAACATCAACCACATGGCACGAACATAATCCTTAGCATGTCCCCAATCACGTTTTGCATCTAAATTTCCAAGAATCAAAACGTTCTGTTTACCTTCACTAATAGACTTAAGACCTCTAACAATTTTCCTAGTAACGAATGTTTCACCCCTACGTGGAGATTCGTGATTGAAAAGGATTCCACTACAAGCATATAATCCATATGCTTCTCTATAGTTCTTGGTTGCCCAATATGCATAGACCTTAGCACATCCATAAGGAGATCTTGGGTGAAAAGGTGTTGTTTCTTTTTGAGGGATCTCTCTAACTTTTCCAAACATCTCAGAGGTAGATGCTTGATAGATTCTTGTCTTATCCTCAAGACCCAAAAGACGGACAGCCTCAAGAACCCTAAGAGTTCCAAGACCATCCACCATTCCAGTATATTCTGGCATCTCAAAGGACACCTTCACATGACTCTGTGCTCCCAGATTATAAATTTCATCTGGTTGAACCAACTGAATAACTCTAACCATATTTGTAGAATCTGTCAGATCTCCATAATGAAGTTTTATTTTACTGAAGATATGATCAATTCTACTAGTGTTGATTGATGAAGATCTGCGAATAATACCATGAACTTCATATCCTTTCTCCAGAAGGAATTCTGCAAGATAAGAACCGTCTTGTCCTGTGATTCCAGTGATTAATGCTACTTTCATTTTTTTCAAGAATATTGATCTAAGAATTGGAACAACTCATCATAGTTTTTATTATCTTTGTGGAACCTAAAGACTTTTTTATCTCTCTTTCCTAAGATAGTATCGGAGAACTGAGTTCTGTTTTGAATGCGATCATCACCAGCAATAACTTGATTTGTGTTACAGTAATAAGCGGCAAGATCTCCAGGACTAGTTCCAGTGTTTATGAAGTTGTTTGATTCTTCAATGATGGTTAAGAAGTATCTTACATCCAAGAATCCTGTCATGTCAACATAGGAAACATATTCATTGTCAACGACGGGGAACTTAACCAGATCATTAATGATTACAAGGTTTATTTTGTTCTTTATGTGGTAATCAATTACCTTTGCGTATAAATCAAACTCAACACTTCCAAATCCAAGATCTCCAGACGTACCATCTTTTCCAACTAGGAAATCATTGATATTTGCTGATCCATAATTTCTAGTCTTCCAACTGTTCTTAACGAAGAAAGTATTATACCTATCAATTCCAAGACCTTCAGTTTTTTTGAAGGTAGGATCCCAGAGATCAAGATCATATGCCTGAACACCACACTCATAATATTTGCAAGAGGGAAAATACCAAGTTCCATCTTCACCCTCAGCATACTTATGTCCAGGACCAGGTGGCCAACCAAGTTTCCAATGTAAGTCTTTTCCAATAGGATACAGAATGTTTTTGAAAGTATATCCACTGAAGGCATCTTCATATTCATCTTCATCAAAGTTACGAAGAGTATACCAGAATGCAATACCTCTATCAGATATATTTTTAAAATTATTCAGAAGAAGTTCTGTTTCTTGACTATCCTTATATGCTTTTGACGTATCAATAAAACCATCCAGAGTCACAAGAATATCAACATACTTTTCATAGAAGATCTCATGTCCAGGGAAACAGAATCCAATCTTCGGACCTTTTACTTGATTGAAAAATTCTATAAAAAGTTCATTGAAAAAAGTGGGGTGAAACCCATACTCTGTCCAGACGTAGTTTACCAGAGAATATTCTTCAGTATTAATTGACTTGAGAATATTGTCAATTTCACTAACAGATTTAATTTTTAGATATTTTGTATTAGTCATAGATCAATCAATAGAAGAAATAAAGAGGTTCTCACCATTATCAAACCAAAAAGGTCTGTATCCGATTTCATTAATAAGTTCATTCAATTTTTCAGGAGTATGTCCACATTGACTCATGTTTCCTGGATTATACTCCATCAAAATTTTTGGTTTGTATTTACGAATGGTTTCAATTCCACCCCTGATAATATCATATTCAGATCCTTCTGTATCAATTTTGATAAGATCAATCTTAGTATCAAGGAATAGATTATCAATCGTATTCATCTTGACAGAATGCTTTTGAATTTCTGCTTGAGAAAATCTTTTAACATCCTTACCAATCGTGTTCAATCCTCTGTGATTTGGGCAGATATTTAAAATACATTCACCAACACTATCACTCAATGCCTCTTCATAGATTACTACATTATCAATTTCATTAAGTTCAATATTCTCTTTCAGTAGAGAGACATTGAATGGATCTGGTTCAAACAAATGCCACTTTGTATTTGGATAAGTTTTTGCAATCAGGGAGAAAGTTCCTGTGTTTGCACCAACATCCAGAATGACAGAATCATCTTGGATCTGATCTACAAATTTTTGAATAACATCAAGTTCCCAAACGAAATGAGTATTCCACTTACCATCTTTTGAAGGATGAACCCATGAAGAATTTAGATAGAGACAATTCTCTGATACTGGGATTTCAGTCCCATTAATGTATGGGAAGTTTACAGATTTCATGATTACAAGCTTACAACAAAAATAGGTTCGGTGATATATTTTTTATCATCAACAAACCTTACTCTATCACCATACTTATCTAAAAGTTCATCACAGATCAAAGGAGTAACTCTACTATCATTACAAATATAAACAGAATATCCCCTATCTAACAGATCTGTGCAAAGACGATACTGCTGACTCTCAGTGAGAATATCAGTTCCTTTTTTATAGGTAATATATTCAAAGTAATATGGTTTCTTTTCACCATTAATTTTTTCATAATAATCACACACAAAAGTAGCATGTTGATTATTAATCTCATCAGTTACTGTTCCTAGATTATATTCTAAACCAACTTTCTTTGCAAAAGCAGCGAAGGAACGATTGTCTCTAGGAAGACAAGGACCACCATAACCAAACCCATATCCAAGATACTTTCTACCAATTCTACTGTCAGTTCCAACAGCACTCAACACTGCGGATACTTCGTCTCCACAACCAGAGTGATGCAGAACATCTCCCAACATATTTGCATAACTGATCTTTGTCGTTAAGAAACAGTTAATTGCAATCTTAGTAATTTCTGCAGCAGTGGTTGACATACTGCAAACGATTGCACGAGTAGTCTGAATCTTCTCATATAACTTTCTTATCTCAGAAATAACATTATCATTATCTCTAAAAGGATTTGTCCCAAGAAGAACCATGTCAGCAGTTCTCAAATCATTAACGATTGATCCCTGTGCAATAAACTCTGGGTTATAAAACACATCAATGTTGCTTGGAAGTTTCTTAGAGAACTCGTCACAGTCTCCAGGATTTGTTGTACACCCAACAACAAAATATTTCTTCTTCTTTACTTCATCAAAACATTCAACAACATCCCATACAGATGAAACATCATAAGATCCGTCAGGAAGAGAAGGAGTTGCGACCAAAGTATAGATTAGATCACACTCATCAATAACCTCTTTATTGTTTGTGGTTGCTCTGAAGTTCTTTGCAACACGAAGAAGATTTTCTACTTCAGGTTCATTAGTAACAATCTTTCGTTCGTTCAGTCCCTGAACATAATCTTCTCTAATATCAGAAACTAAAACATCATATCCCGCTGCTTCACAAAGAAGAGCAAAACAGATGCCAAGTCTACCGGCGCCAATTACACCAATCTTCATACTCATCAAAAAGTCTCCTTTAATTATAATCCACTTTATGAAATTTGACTATAGTCATAATTTGCTTTTAAAAAGTTATGCACAAACGGCCCATTAATAAAATTGTCTCGCATAATCTTTTGGTTGCTATTAAGCAAAGAAGACAACCAAGAAAAAGAACTATTAGACATTACAAGAAGATCTGCATTCACCATATGATATATGTCACTTACGGGGTGATCATCAATATGAAGTTTAATATTAAAGTTATCTTCTTTTAGTTCAAAAAATTCTTCAAAGTTTGTAGTAAATCCTTGAGAATGTATATGCAGAGTTGCTTTTTGTTCCTTTGTATTTTGCTTCAGAAAGTTAACAAGATTTTTATATCTGTAAAAGTCTCTCTCAAAAATATATTTTTCTCTGTATACTGAAACAATTTCTGCAGGGATATCGTTTGGGTTTGCAGTTCTGATGTGCAATGAGATATTTATGTTATCGTCAAAATACTTCTCACCAGAGAAAGATAGGTTATTCCTAATCTTGTCTATCCTTTCTGTGGTAAAGATCTCATTCATATATTGACCACATAAAGATGCTAGTGCTTTGTGGCAGTCATGTAGATTAATTAATATTTTCTTGTCACTATTTCTATTGTCATTAATCAATGACATTAAACTATCATTAATTTCAGAAGCGGTATGAACCTCATCCCAACAACCGTTGATATTTGGGAAGTTAAAAAAGGAATCAATCATTCCAAGATACTCTTCCTTTGAATATCCAGTATATGAATGATGTGCAAAATTATCAGAACCAGGATAAGTAAATCCAACTCCAATAAAATCTGCAAAGAAATTTAATAGCAGATGATATTGGAGCATGGATCCTATTCCCTCAGTTCCAAACCCATCAATTAATGGGATTTTTGTTTTCCAACTATCGTCAGAAACTTTGTTACTTAGGGTTAGGCAGACACTCATAGTTTAAAGGTAGGAATCGGTTGCATTTTATGACTGTTCATGGAGGAGAACTTAAGTAGTGATTCTAGACCAGGACCAGATCCAGTTTCCATTGCTTCTTCAAGTTGCTCATAAGATGCACCGAGTTGATCTTCATCAGTGCGACCATCATCCCAAAGACCATCAGTTGGTTTTGCTTCAACGATTCTAGAATCAACACCGAAGAACTTACCAAGCTCCCATACTTCAGTCTTATAGAGGTCTGCGATAGGAGCGATATCTACACCACCATCACCATACTTGGTGTAGAAACCAACACCATAGTCTTCAACTTTGTTACCAGTGCCAACTACAATACCACCAACAGATCCTGCAACCTGATAAAGAGTTATCATACGAATCCTAGATCTGCTGTTAGCAAGAGCATGAGTGTTCTCTCCATAACCATTCATGGTTTGCTTAAAAGTATCAAAAACACTAGTCAGATCATATTTAAGCGTAGTGACGTTGCTGAAGTTATTAGCAAGCCACTCAAGATGAACATCTGAAAGTGTCTCTTGCTCTTCTTTCTGATGAATTGGCATTCCAAGAGCATAAACAGGAAGTCCAGTTTTTGCAGCGAGAGTTGAAGAAACTGCAGAATCAATTCCACCAGAAACTCCAATTACAAATGATTTAATGTTATTGGTTAAAGCATAATCTTTTAACCAATCAACAATACGACTTTCAAGATCAGAATAGTTTTCAATGCGATTCATTGGTCTTTCTTAATAATTTACTAGAATAATATCACAAAAAAATTTATTATGCAACCCTTCCATAACTGTCTTCCAGTCTAACGATGTCATTTTCATCACATACTCCACGTTGAACTTCAATGAAGGTTAGTCCATCTGGTCCAGCAGTTGCTCTATGAATGTTTTTTGGTGGAATATGAAATCTATCACCAACGATACAATTTCTTACTTCAACACCATCATTAATTACACCGCTTCCTTGAACAACAATCCAATCTTCCCAACGATGATTGTGATATTGGAGAGAGAAAGATTGATTTGGATTTACATAAATCCTCTTTACTTTATAAGTTTCCTCATCATACAGAGTTTCAAATATACCCCAAGGTCTTTCTTCCTTATACATTGTATCAATTCTTATTTGGTACGTAAATTGGATTCGTGTTTATAAATGGAATGTATTTAATGTCATCATTATGAATTCCTTGATACATCAAATACTTTTCTGCTTTAATGTTAAGGACATCAATCAAATAAGGAATTGATGTATGGACTGTATGAATTTCTTTTGCATTCTCAAGAACCTTACAATAGTCAAACAGACAATAATTAATGTCGTTTTCTACAGTAGGTAGATCAAACTCAGGAAATTCAAGAACATTGTTTTTCTTATTGTCCGTGTTTGCATAGCGATTGACATAGACATATTCAGAGTCATCTTTCAAACCTAATACATCATAATAAAGATGATTTTCTCTTTCAATGTTCCGTGTAAACTTGAAACCTTCGGACCATTTATTCCAATCAAGGAAAAGTTGTAGATACTTTGCGTGCATACACATGCAAGTTTCTGACTCGGAAATACCAAGATCATTTTGCCAGAAATGAATCATATCCATTCCCAAGTAGACAAATTGAGGAGACTGGATGATTCCCAACTGACCATAGTATTCCTTTCCAGGGAAGTTATCATTCTGAGAGCAGAAATCAATATCAGTGATATAATCTTTGATCCAGAGCAATCTCTCTTGCAATGGCCAAATAACTTTATATCCCATTGAGAGATACTTTCTGGCAATGTACTGAAGAAAAAATACATCACCAATCCCTGCTGGTTGATTGATCAAACAGACTTTCATTCTACCCCCTTATAAAGTTTTACAGAATCTTCACGGAGGGTTCTTCCAGTTGCAATCGCATTATCAACAAGGAGATTGACTGCTTGCACCAAACGAGGACGCTTTACTTTAAAGCAAATATCAATCTTTCTTTTCAGTTCAGCAACCTCTTGGTCAGTCTTTGCTTCCTGAATTGCATCTTCCAACATCCACATACGGGTGTGAAGAATAGAAAGTTTTTCTACAACCTCTCCAAGGTTATCGGTTTCAATGTATTCAACATCAGGCAGTTCTCTACGAGACAGAACTTCATCAATTGTTTCTTTAATACATTCGTCAATTAAATTTCCAAATTTACTCATTAGATCACTCCACGTATGCAACTAACTGATAATCATCAACAACCCTGTGCGTAGTATAGTCTGGAGCGTTTCCAAAGTATACTGGAACATATTGAATTTTATACTCACTATTGATAGACAAAATTAAGTTTTCCAAACTCTCCTTTTTGTCAGAGAAATAAACAGGAATATCGTCAATGACGATAGTATGATTTTTGATTGGATGATTTTTGATAAGTTCTAGTTCTTCAAATGTAGGAACTCCACCACCCTCATCATGAGCATCCAACCAGAAACATGCTTTATCATCAACTGCTTCCAGCATATCTGGCATACAATCCAGTGATGTTCCAAGATACAAACTTACATTATCGTTCTCAGCAAATCTTGTCATACAATGCTGATAACGTTCATTCATAAACTCACAACTCAACACTTGCTCAAATCCATGATTCAGAGCGTATTGGACACCATGACCCAGATGAGTTCCAGTTTCAACAAAATATTTACATCCGAGTTTCACACCAAAGTCTCTAAACAAAAATGCACATGTTGGTATGTTCTTTGACTCAGTTGCATACAACTCCTCAAAGTATTTGTTTTTATCAAACATAATAGTTCTCCCAAATAAAGTCTTCTAAAATTTCCATTTTCTTAGCACGTTCAAGATTGTCTTGAATTGCATCCATTTTACTATAATAGATTTCCTCAGAAACATCAAACTCATCACTCAACACAATGATTCCATCCATGTTAAAATGATTACCAATGTCTGGTGCTCCAAGATAAACAGGAATTGTTCCTGTCGCAAAGCAATCTAAAAGTTTTTCAGTGAAGTAAGTTCCATACTGACCGTTCTCAATCGCAACCGAGAACATGTAGTCGCAGAGACCATCTTCTTTTAATTCAATCTCATTGAAACCACGACCATAAAGATCAACCTGGTCTCCTATCCTATCAACCCACTCAAGTCTCTTCAAGTGTCCCTCACACATACGCTTGTTTGAGGAGATCATAGAAATCATTTTAGACTTCTCATAAATCTTTGGTTCTTTAATCCAAAATCCTTGAGCAGGAACCCACTTAAACTTATCACCAAGAGCAAGAAGTCTTTGATCGTGAGTAAAGATTACATCATATGTGTTTTCAACTAACTCACGATTCGCAATGATGCTTTCAACAAGACCAGGTTTGATAAACTTAGATTCCAAAAGCCAAAGATACTTTGGTCCTGGTCTACCATCAGTAACTCCCTCATTGATAGTATTATCAATATAGAAAGTCCCATCCCCACCACTTTGAACCCATTCAATATATTTGGATTCTTTGCCGTGAACAGAATAACCTTTGTTTCCTCCAGTAAGATGAGTAAACGTATTACCAACTAAATTAAATTTCTTTTTCATAATCAATATCCATCAGCAAAATAAAAAAGATCATATGCGATACTTGGGTTCATCAATAAAGCAGCAAGAAACATATTACTACTGCTACCAACAATATACTCTGATTTACTAGATAAGATTACATCTAAAAATGCATTTTGATATTCTACTTGATATTCATCATCACTCATACATTCTTGTCCACCCTGTTGAGGATTTCTACCTCCCTTCCAATCAATATCTTCAGAAAGTCTTGGTCTATCAGCAACGATACATCTATCTCCAAAAACTTTTTTAAACTCATCAACAAAAGGTTGAATCATTGTAGTCAGAAGAACTGCATCATAATCATCAATTTTATTTTTAACCGATTCAATAGCAGGTTCAACTACATTAGAAACTCCCTGATAATGTCCCGTTTGTCTTAGCATAACAGACATTACTTTTTTTCCTTCAATTAATTTTTCTTCATTCTTTATCTTTTCAGCAAAATCATTTACTGGTTTAAATTTTTTCCATTGATTATTCAATGACAATCTAGTTCTGGTAAGATTTTCCAGATCAACATATTGCTCTTTCTTGCTACCTCTACCGTCATACTTCAGAGTGTCCTCTGGATAGTATTTTAATTGGGACTTTATATCTGCAGGATACGCTTCAAAATAAGTAAAGTCTTTTGGATATTCTCTACCAAGATATTCATTTGGTTGAAAAAAATCTAAAAGAACATTTTTCTCTAGAACTTCATTAAAATTATTAATTTGAGATGATTCTATCCATCTATAATTTGAGTAACTACTACCTGGGTAATTAGTTTTATTTCTTGTGTGCAAAAAAAGATTTATATCTCCATCGGATTTTTCAACTGTTTCCATCCAAGCAAGTTGTAAAAGAAATCCACTAAAAACTCCTGCACAATTTCCCGCAATTACATTCATTTAAAATAACTAAACGCCATTTATATATGATACAAAAAAAGGAGGTTGTTGTCAACCTCCTTTGATATTATTCAGGCTCGCCACTTGCCCTTTGACTGGAGGCAAGAAACCAGGCGGGGTTGCCCCATCCGCACCAACTGCTCTTGAGAGAAGCAGTAAACTCTAAGGGGTCATTTGACTCCACCACCTAGTTTTACTTAACTAGGAAAAGTTGGATTAGTTTTGGTACTTCAATAGCAGCATAAAAACCACACAAGAAGAGAATGTCCCAAAACTTATATTTGATAGCAAAGGGAACAACAAAGACGTTTCCAATGCATTTTACAAATAATCCGATTTTCATGTCTCCCCAAAGCAAGAAAAAATATCCAGACAAAAGGAGAAGATTACCAATGTATCGGAATACATTAGATTTTGACATAAGGGGTTTGCTCCCGACCAGTGCGCTTTTATAGTCTTCCCGAGACTAACTGTTTATTGAGAAATAAGAGCAGAAAAACTTCCAGGTCTTACTTGTGGTGCTTCTTCAACCTTAGGTGCTTCAACCTTAGGTGCTTCTACTTTTGGTGCTTCTACAGCTTCAGATTTAGTTGAAGTTGTGTATGAACCAAAAGATGAGGAAGATTTTTTAGCCATTTTTTTCAAAGTAAACTTTACTTTTATTTAGACTAATCTTTCACATAACAAGGGACCGTATCAGGGTCCAACCATTTAGTGTATTCAAAATCTTCCATAGCAGTCATAAGTTGCATTTCGTTATCGCAGAGATACATGTCCCTGTAACGACCAGTATAAGAATCTACTTTTTGAATACGATAATCAGGTTTACCATTGATTTCCAAAATGCCAGTTTGGATATAACGATAAGGAAACCGTTCCATAAGAACGGTTGGTTTTTTGATTACCTTCATCATGCAACCTCAACAGACTCAAGATCAGCAAGAACATATTCCATCAGCATTTCATAATCATCCAGAGGATCACCAGAGAATACTACACCTTCGTTTTCATAGTAGCGGCGCACCTTTTTGAAAAGTTTCGGATTCTTTACATCAAGGTAGAAATCACCATTTGCTGCACCACGAAGAGTGGAAACGTCTTTCTTGAATTTTGCGGTAAGAGTCATTGTTTTGAATGTTGACCTTAGTATTATAAGGGTTTGACTTGAAGAAGTCAAGGTGGACAGTGTTGATTCTGTCCTATGCTCCTTGAGGGGATCGAACCCACCTTAGCCGAATTATGAGTTCGGTGCATTCACCAGATTGCTAAAGGAGCGGGCGGAGGATTTACACAGCCTCAGGATTTCTCCATCACAGGCACGAAACCTCCAATAGGAATGTCGGGAATTGAACCCGATTCACACCGTTATAAGCAGTGGGCCTTAACCATTAGGCGACATTCCCGCAGATGAACTATGATGCTTCGTTATTATTTTCCGTGTATATTCGGAAAAGTTCATCTTCTGCGGGAACCATTACTGCTGCCTGTCCATCCTCATTTATTATACCAATATGCTCTCCATTTTCAACTCTGGAGATCATTTCGTCCCAACGTTCTTGGAATTCTTCCACCGTGTAAATTTCCATTGTTGTCATATTTAGACAATCGGGGTGACAGGATTCGAACCTGCGACCCTCTGCTCCCAAAGCAGATGCGCTACCAAACTGCGCTACACCCCGTCTTGATTACCTACTAATTATACTACTTCTTGGAGTGCTTGTCAAATGGAGCCCAGTGCTGCCAGTTGTATTTGTGGACTGCCCACATACCTAGGATTGGAACTCCAATAAGACCGAAACTCATAAGACCCAACAGGACTGGGTTGTTTAATACTGATGCTGCAAAGTGTCCCATTAATATCCCCTCCACGTCTTAAACTCAAAATAAAAATACTGGTCAAGAATACTATTATCTAGTGGTGCATTTTCAGTTCTATGTGCCCACTCAATACAGAAGTCTATGATGCGATGGTCTTTTAAGGAACCGTGTCCCCACATTCTTACAAACGCTGATGCTGCAAAATGAAACCGCTGTTTAATGTGCGGTTCCGTTTCCCTTATAATCTTCGGAATCATAGTATCCCCCTTTCTTTGAACCAAAGTAAAGTGTAGCAACCACGAATGGTATTGCTAATACTATAAGAAATCTTCCCAGTAAATGTGACATTACATTCCTCCGCCGTTTCTAAATCCTATGATATATCCCATAATGAGTCCACACATAAATGCTACAAACATGTAGAGCATGTGTGAAAGAAAATCAATGAATATGAACCATTCCGTCGTCGTCATCATCGTCGTCTTCGTAGGTTGATGGTTCTTCAAAAAGTTCCATCATTTTTTGTTCGGTAACTCTCTGTTGGAGTTTTTCTAAATCTTCTTCCGTGAATCTTACCACTAGTAAAGGATCTCCTGCTTTAACGTCGTTAAGTTCTGGATGTTTTACTTTTGGACTTTTTGAATATCCATAGTGAGCATTCATGATCATCCATCCTTGCACGATCATAGTTAAAGATATTGCCACAAGAACAAACCAGGGTACTAAAAATATTAGTTCAGAGTGATTTTGAGCCATGGAAGTAAAGGTGGTATAACTCCTATAAGTCTTAAAAGTCCCTCAGCAAATAAAGCAAGAACCACCCAACCGACGCACATACTAATGATAGAAGCATTACGGTTGTGTTGTCGTATTGCTGCATCAATCATCTCCTGAACTTCAGAACGACTTACATACTCGTCATCAAAGGGTTCCATCATTTCTCATCTCCAAGAAACTTTGCAAGAGGATCTCTTCTAGTCTTAACTATTTCACATGCTCTGTAGTAGAACATATTATTAGTATTACCAGATTCTTCAAAAGTTGCTTTGATCTTCACCCAATTCTCATAAGTATGCTGATCCATGAGTAGGATAGTAGATTTACTACTATATACTAATCAGCATACTTTGAGTGTCAACAATATGTCAGGATTTTGTAACACTAGGATACAGAAAAACGAATAAATTATTAAATCGGTATCGTATATAACGGAAAGGGTGGGATTCGAACCCACGGAAGCTTTCACTTCGCTAGTTTTCAAGACTAGAGCCTTCAACCACTCGACCACCTTTCCAGGTTTTAATTAACGAACTTCAAAGTCCAGTTTACGAACCTTGCGTTGTCTTCTTGCTTCTTGATAAGCAAGATCTGATGATGAAAGAACATTTCTTTGTTCCTTCTGTGTAGAGTTTACCATAACTACTCTACTTAAGTCAACTGCTGTAACACCATCACCTTTGACTGTCATCATATTTGGACAGCCGCAAGTCTGTGTTTTGTTTGTGCTAGTTAATTCTTTGCTGCAATCTCTGCATCTTACCGTAATCATAATCAATCATCCTGATTATTCTAAAAATGATCTCAACATCCAGTGGAATTTTCCGTGGGTTTCCATAATAGTTTGAACTAAATTAGAAGCTGCAAATTGTCTTTGTTTATCTGCTTCTTCTGAAATATCAGTAAAAATTTCTACAATTTTTTTATTGTCATCTCTTAACTGTCTTACCATTTCCATAGCGTCAATATCTTGAGCACTATTTGATGCTTGTTCAATCTGAGTTACTTCAGTAATTCTTGTAAGAGTGCTTACTGGTTTCATACCCAAGTATCTCATATGTTCGGTAAGAGTATCAATCTCCTCAAACATTTCTTTATACTGTTCACCAAAAACAGTATGCAGTTGGTGAAAATCAGGACCAACTACATCCCAATGATAAATCCAAGTTTTTTGAAATAAAACAAAGAGTGATGATTGACCATCACTTAAGAGTTTGAATAATTTTTCCATTATACTCTTTTTACTTTTATTTATCAAATGGGCGATGACGGATTCGAACCGCCGACCTACTCCGTGTAAAGGAGGCACTCTACCGCTGAGTTAATCGCCCAAGTGCCGTGTGGTTGTGAATCTAAATCAGGTTTATCTGATAGACGCCCCACTGGATTCTATCATATAACCTGAACCACGGCTCCTCTGTCTGGGAATCGAACCCAGTTTCCATGTGTGTTGACCACCCGTCCTTACCAATAGACTACCAGAGGTACTCCCCCACCTGGACTCGAACCAGGAACCCCAAAGTTAACAGCTTCGTGCTCTGCCAATTGAGCTATAGAGGAATGTTCTATTACTTAGAACTTACAAAACTATTAATAATGTCTGCTCTCTCAAGCACTTCACCCAAAGAGGGAAATTCTGGAAGTTCCATTTCCAATTTACCAACTTTTTCATTCCATTCTCTAGCAACATCAAATTTATTGCAGAATTCATCATTAAGCATATTGTATGCTTGCTTAAAAATTTCAAAGCGAAGTTCGTAAGGTGTCATAGCCATAATCGTGTTTATGTGTTTGTGTGTAGAGAACTTAGGTTCTCAAGCGGATGACGCGATTCGAACGCGCAACCAACAGCTTGGAAGGCTGTGACTCTACCGTTGAGTTACATCCGCAGGTCGGGTCTTACATGAGAGAGGAGGTGGTGGTGGTCTCTCTCAACGCCCATAATGACAATTATACCAGGTGGGTGGTTAATTGTCAACGACTCAGGAGGGACTTGAACCCCCGACCAACTGCTTAGAAGGCAGATGCTCTATCCAACTGAGCTACTGAGTCAAAAAAGAGGATTAACTCCTCTCAAGGTAGTCATTATACTCGTCTTCGTTGATTTCGTCAAGACTTACGATTTCCAGTTCAGAACTTTCTGGTTCAATCCATTCATAAAACTCTGCAAGAATTGCACGAGCATCACTCTTGTCAACAGTCATGTCTGCAGCACGGTCAAGAGACCAACCTCTCACATGTGCAACGATGTCTTCAGTCTCCACCATAGTAATCTTTTCGGAAGTATCTGTTGAGGATGTTGCTATTATAGAACGCTGGTCCTCCGCTGTCAAGTGATTCGGTGAGGACGCCGTTAACAAATAGTTGTCTGGTCTCCTCAAAGTTTGTTTTGCCCTTTGTTTTATGTAATGATAAGATAGTTCTACTAAAATTTTCTCTGCCCAATTGCTCAATTTCTTCTTTAAGTTCTGGACAAGACCCATAGTAATTCTTCCAATCAGATTCTGATTTTACTTTACGCTTTTTTCCTTTTGGTGTCCGAAACGACCAAAAATACTTTCTACCAATGTAACGTCTTGAGTTGAGCTTATTGGTAATAAGATAAACAAACCCAAAGTTGTCCCCAATATCGCTGCTGGTAAAAGGACTTTCATTATACAACCAAGGATTTTCATAGTCAATATCTATACTCATCAATTATATCAAGGACTTCGTTTAGATATTTATGAGCAAGTCCTTTCATGTCCATCTCTGGTCTAATATGATCCTTATAAAGTTTATCCTTTAACTTTAACACACTAACTTTCAATTCTTCTTTATTAATTTGATTTTTAGGCATAAAAAAAGAGGAGGCTATTGCTCCTCTATGTATTCAGAATTGCCTAACCATTCTTTACAATAGTCATAATCACCAAACATAAAGTCATCACATTCTGCTGCTTGTCTATAAGCGTTCAGAATTTCTTCTTCGCACCATTCATCATAATTGGAATCCTGCGAAAGTATTTTTGGTAACATCCTGTTTAATTCCACCAACTACGTATGATTCTACCTCAGTTTCCTGGGGAGCAACCTGAAGACCTTTGGAAGAAATCCAGTGCTGAGTCCAAGGAAGTGGGTTATTGTTTGCTGCAATATCGTATTGGGGCTTTAACCCAATTGCTTTAAGTCTTCTGTTTGCGATCCACTCTACGTATTGTTGAAGAAGTTTATCGTTAAGTCCAATCATGCTGCCATCTTTGAACAGATAATCTGCCCATCTCTTTTCTTCGTTTACAGCACGATCAAACATAGCATACGTCCACTCCTCCTCTTCTTTCATGATCTGCTTCATTTCTGGATCATCACCATCTCTCCATTTGTTCAGAATATTCTGAGTAATGGCTAAGTGTTGGTTTTCGTCTCTTGCGATAAGAGAGATGATCTTAGCGGATCCTTCCATAAGCTTAAGTTCGCCAAAGGCGAAACTACAAGCAAAACTAACGTAGAAGCGAATACCTTCAAGAATGTTAACGTTTGCGACTGCTCTATAGAGTTTTCGTTTAACGTCATTGAGTGATTCCTTTGCGTATGTTACTCCTTCAAGATTGTGCAGCCAAGTATCGGATACACCATACTGTTGGGATGATTGAATGAAGTCATCATATGACTCTGTGACGCTCCTAGCACGCTCTAGAATGCGCTCATCGGTCACAATCTTATCAAACACCTCAGAGGGGTCAGAATAAACGTTTTTGATGATGTAGGTGTATGAACGTGAGTGAATCATTTCCATGAATCCCCATACTTCCATACATGCTTCCAACTCAGGAAGTGAGCAGTATGGAATGAATGCCATACCAGGACCACGACCCTGAATAGAGTCCAGCATGATCTGATACTTCAGGTTAGAAGTATAGATATGCTTTTGCTCTGGACGAAGTGTTTGATAATCTCCACGATCCTTCTGCAAAGAAACCTCTTCGGGTCTCCAGAAGTATCCAAGTTGCTGAGTAGTTAGTTTATCAAATATGGGATATTTGTATGAATCATATCTCTGAACTCCAAGAGGTTTACCAAAGAACATCGGTTGTTTTTTAGTATTCACTTGCTCAGTATTAAAAACTGTCATTCCTTTAATATTCGTTTGTGGTTCCCCTACGGAAGAAATTTTAAACTGCACAGGATTCACACTCTCCCTCCTCTACTGAACTTAACTCACTTAGCAAATCTTGAAGATTGGGTTTCTCTTCCTCCATCTCATCATTCTTCATATCATGAGTATTCTGATAATAGGAAGTTTTCCACCCGTACTTATATGTAGTCAACAGGTCATTTGCCATAACCGAAACAGGAACCTCATTATCGGGAAAATGTTCAGGATTATACGACCAGTTGCCAGATATGGCTTGATCAAAGAATTTTTGCATCACAGACACTACATTTATATAACCCTTATTGTCAGGCATTTCCCACAAAAGTGTATAGTTATTTTTCAAAGTGTGGTATTGCGGAACAATCTGCTTAAGGGGTCCTTTCTTACTCTTCTTAACGGACAAGTATCCACGAGGTGGTTCAATTCCGTTTGTTGCGTTTGACACAACGGAACTGCTCTCTGAAGGCATTTGTGCGGACAACGTGCTGTGTCGCAGTCCGTATTCCAGGATAGATGCTCTAAGAGACTCCCAATCATGCGACAACTCCTGAGAAGAAATCTCATCAACTTCCTTCTTGTATGTATCAATCGGAAGAATACCGTCAGCATACTTTGTGCGACCAAAGTATTCGCAGTGACCTTTCTCTTTAGCAAGTTGATTAGATGCTTTCAGAAGATAGTATTGGAAAGACTCAGAAAGTCCGTGAACAGCATCCCATGCTTCTTGAGACTCATACTTGTATCCAAGTTTTGCAAGGTAGTGAGCAAGACCAATAAAACCAATTCCCAAAGAACGACGTGCTTTGGTGCAGATTTCTGCTGCTTTGATTGGATAGTTTTGATATTCAATCAACTCATCAAGACTGCGAACAGAAAGATCACAGAGATCTTCAAGTTCATCGTCAGACTTTACCTTACCAACATTAACAGCAGAAAGGATACACAGAGCAATCTCGCCAAACTCATCATCAATATGATTGATTGGATAAGTGGGGAGAGTGATCTCTTGACAGAGATTGCTCATGTTTACTTTATCCTTGAAAGAGGAGTGGGAATTGCAATGGTCAATATTCATGATGTAAATACGACCAGTCTCTGCTCTCTCCTTTAGAAGATCAAGAATGAGTCCTTGAGCTCTGACAGTCTTTCTTGGAATAGATTGATTTCGTTCGTAACCCACATATAACTCGTCAAATCTATCAGTGCCAAAAGCATCATACAGACCAGGAACATCATGCGGAGAGAAGAGGGAGATTTCTCCATCTTGAATGAATCGTTCATAGAAGAGTTTAGAGATTTGGATACTGTAGTCTAACTTACGAACTCGGTTATCTTCGGTTCCTTTGTTGTTTTTTAATACAATGATATCTTCTATTTCTTGGTGCCAGATTGGGAAGTGGACAGTTGCTGATCCACCACGGATGCCATTTTGAGTACAGCATCGGACAGTCGCTTCAAACTTCTTGAGGAATGGAACAACACCTGTGTGCTGAACTTCTCCGCCTCTGATTTTGCTGTTGATGCCACGGATGCGACCTGCGTTGATGCCGATTCCCGCCCTTTGTGCAACGTATCTGCCAATAGCCATATCAGAGCTAAAGATACTATCGAGGGTGTCATCAGCATCAATAAGGACACAGCTAGCAAATTGTCTAAGCGGAGTTCGCACTCCCGCCATGATTGGTGTTGGGATGTTGATTTTGTGCTTGCTGATTGCGTCATAATACCTCTTTACATAAGAGAGACGGGTTTCCTTTGGATACTCTGCAAAGATAGTCAGAGCAATCATAATGTACATAAACTGTGGAGTTTCATATACTCCACCACTGCTTCTGTCCTGCACGAGATACTTATCAACGACCTGACGTAAACCTGCATAAGTGAACAACATGTCACGGTCATGATCAATAAAACCATTAACCTTTGCAATCTCTTCTTGAGAATACTTACTGTAAATATCACTGTCATAAACCTCTGCAGAAACGCACTCTATAATGTGCTGTTCTAGAGTAGGCAGTTCTTTCATTTTCCCATATAACTGCTTACGAACAGAAAAGAGAAGCAGTCTAGCAGCAACATACTGATAGTTCGGATGATCTAAATCAATCAGATCGGAAGCAGAACGAATCAAGATTTCTTGAATCTCTGCAGTGGTAATTCCATCATAGAACTGAATACCAGACTTCATTTCAACTTGACTCGCAGAGACACCTGCAAGACCTCTACACGCTTCCTCAACCATCAAATGCATCTTATCTAGGTCAAGAGACTCAATTCTCCCATCACGCTTTTTTACTTTAGTGCCGTTACTCATATTTTCTTCCAAGTGGTAAACTTAAGTTTTGCTTCTAATCCAGAATATGTATTTGATTCTATCACAGACTGAACATCTAGTCCAGAAAGAATCATATCATTGATGTCCTTTTCACTTATTGTTGAAGGCCAGATGACAACTTTTTGTCCATTTCCGATAGTGCGGGAAATTCTTGATACGATTTCTCTATTGCGCGGTTCGTTATCATATATCCAAACGGGATCGTTAATCCCCCAGTTACTAATATCAGCATCAGCTCCGCACATAGCAATCGCATTGCAAATGAATGTTGAGTCAAATGGTCCTTCTGTGATGTATACAGTTTTGTTCTTTTCAATCTCATCAAGCCCATAGATTTTTGGTGCATCTTCACTAAGCATTACGGTAATATATTTAATCTTACTGGGACCAAGTGCTCTACCCTGGAATCCAACAAGAGTATTTTGATAGAACAAAGGAATGATAATCCTAGGTTCATCTTTAGTTGTATCGTCAAAGACCTCTTTTAGTGAGTTTGTCCATGACTTGAATTTTTCAGCGTAATAATAGTTATGTGGGTTTAACTTTCGCTTTACCAGATACTCAGTTGCATCAGCGTTTTCTGATGCTTTTGGTAGATCTAGTTTTGGTTTAAACTTCGGTGCTTCAAAATTAAAGACTGGTTCTTCAACGGTGAAGTTTCTACCAGTCTTTCCATCTTTAAATTTCTCAAATGTATATTGTTTATAGATGACTGAATCTATCTGCTTGAGAAAATTATTGAATGAAATATTAACTCCGCAGTTGTGACACTTGAAGTTTGTATTGTTCTTAACTTGATACAGGTATCCCCTTGCTTTATTCTTGTTCTTCTGAGAATCTCCGCAAATGGGACACCTAAAGTTATAAAGATTGTTCTTTACTTTTTTAAACTTTTGGAATCGCGCAGAAATCAAATTGATGTATTTAACATCAACAAAATCCATAATGTAACCTTAAAGTCTTTCCGCTATTATAGAACTTTGAGGTGCTGGTGTCAAGGAACCAAACATTGGTTTGATCATCTTAACTGCTTGTGGATTTGTTAGAGCTACAATTGCTCCCAGGGCTCCAACAACCGACCAGATTCTTCGCTCAAGTAAGGATATTCTTGCACGCATACTGTCATGATCGCCGTCCATTTTATCACGGAGTTTGTCAATTTTATCAAAGAGTATGTTGTCAATCTCTTCTTGCTTAGATAATCTTTCTTCATGGACGGCAAGCATCCTAGACACATTATTATTTACCTCAGCAATCTTTTCAATTGCAGAATCTAATTTAGAAACGACATGCTCAAAATTTTCCAATTTTTGCTCTAATACTGCAACCTTAATTTGTTCCATCGTAGTTGGATGATTTTAGATGATCTAGCCAGATCTTTCTACTACCACGTCCACCAGAGATGTATTTTCTTTTTCTTCTTCTTACCGGAGGATCATCACCTGCTTCAACTGTACCAGCAATTTTTCCACCACCAACATTATTTGTTGGTTGTTCATACAAATAAGCACGAACTACATCTATAACCCAGTCAATCTTCTTCTTTTCCATTATAGATTTTATAAAGTTCCGATAAACAATAAAGATCAACCTGGATATCATGAATATGAGTTTTTGGATATTCTGGCATTTTACCCAAAAATATAATAAAAGTTTTCAATGCGTTCCACAGTTCCTTTTCAATCTTAAAGAATAACATTGGTGTTGTTGCTTCACCAAAAATGTTATAAAGAATAATAAAATGATTTAAAAGAAGATGGGTCTTTAATTGACCCGTATTCTTATATCGTTTCAATAATCTTTTGATATATTTGAAATGATTTAAATCCTTTTCAAAATCTTCTTTTGTGACTGCCTGGGGATTTTCATAATTCTTAATTGCGAATAAGAGGAAGTTATCCTCGTTCAGTTCATTAAAGATCATATATTAAATCATGAATCAGGGAATCTTGCGTCGTCGCCTGCGTCACTAGTGGTTAAGATACCACCTGCAACTAAAACTTCATGCTTAACTCTTAAGTTACCACCGTTATCAATATAAGTCATGATTCCAACCCAACCACTGTGTCCAACAGCATAAGCGGTTGTTGCTGCGACACCAACTTCAATTTGGTCTACACCAAAGACTGCATTAAAGACTGGGCTAGTTGAGAATCCAGTTGTTTTTGATTGTGGTGGATCATATGTAGAATCATCAAGGATATAAACTGGAGTCTGTGAAATATTATAAGATGTTGCAGGAACTGTAGTTACTCCAGCAACAAAGTTAGCAGTGCTTGCTAAAGAAATAGTTGTGGATGTGAACCCAGAAATAACTGCATAACCGTAGGTAGCGCCCGTACCAACAGTTATAAAGTCACCAGTTCTAATACCAGCACTAGTCCATGTTACAATGCCAACGGCTCCTGTTCCAATTCCAGTAGAAAGATCTACTGCGACTGTTCCAGCAGAATAAACAGAATCGTTATTACCCCAGAGTGCCATTTTTTTACCTTTACTAATTTAAGTCGTAGAAATATTTATAAAAAAAGGAGACCTTACTTTTGATCTCCTTTGCGTAAAACAACTCTTAAAAAGTGAGTTGTAAGGTCAAGCAATCCATTCTCCTCAAATCTTTTTGTTTTTGCTAACCACTCAGACGTGGTTAGTAATAGACCAAGAACAATGGTTACTCCCCAGTTAGTTACAAAGCAGGTAATCATCCCTCAGCTTGTGGTGCAAAGAGTTTTTCTTTGACCAATTCAAGAACTACATTATCAATACTGTTATCAGTAGAATTCACATACTTAGTTAAAAGTTCAATAACAAGATTTTTAACTGCTGGATGTGTCGCAATTGAAATCAAAATTGGTTTTACAACCGATACTACTGCGCCCATGATGTCCTCCATATGAGAGTATCCAGGACTATTTAGAAATTAGTCTGCTTCTAAAGGAAGTTTTCCAGATTTCTGCATTTGAAGCTTTTGACGCTGAAGCATTTGCTGCTTTTGTTGCAGCATCTTCATGTTAGCAAGCTTCTGCTTATCCATCATTTCCTTCTTCTTATCAATTCCAGATTCTGGAGCAGGTGCTTCAGTATCCATCTGTTCACCAAGTTTTCTACCACCACGACGAGCAGTAAGAACAGCAGCAATAGCAGCCTTTCTTCTCTCTTCCTTAGTTCTACCTGCTAACTGAGGAGACTTGGAAGCATAGAAGTCTTTGATTGCTGCTCCCATATCAGTCTTAGCAGTAATCTTTTCATCAATCTGATTCACTTCTTCTTTATTCATTTTCTTTTTTTGCCAAGAATCAAGTGCATCTACTGGACGACCACCCTTAGCAAGGACTTCTTTCTTATGTGCTTGGAATGCAGAAGCAGACTTTGCTCTATCTTCTTTTTCTTTTTTAGCAGCAGATGCTCTAGCAGCAACCTTTTCTTTAGCAATACGATCAAGTCTTTCTACAGAAGTTTCTTCACTTCTTACTGAAGCAAGAAGATCATCTAACTTACTAGACTTCTTTTTCTTAGCAGGTGCTGCAGCTTTTGGTTTTGCTTTTGCTGCTTCTCTCTTGTCAATATCTGCTTTTACTTCAGCATAAGAAGGTCCACCCTTTCTTCTCTTTGCAGGTCTTCCAGTTTCTGCAGGTTCTGATTTAGTCTCAGGTTTTGCTGGTGCTGGAGTAGAGGATCCACCTTCCATCTTACGAGCAACATTTCTTGCTCCTCTGGAAACTGCTCTTGCACCTCTTGCAACTGCTTTCTTCAAACCACTCTTTAACTTAGAACCAATACGTGACAGGAGACCTGGACGCTTTGGTTTATCTGAAGATGAGGAGGAATCTGAAGAGGTTGAAGTTGAGGTTGATGCTGAAGATGATCCAGATGAAGAACCACCCTTTCCTCTCTCATATCCTGCTTTGAATTCTCTCTTTGCAGCAGAACCAGCTCTCTTTGCTAAACCAGCAGCATATCCTGCACCACGAGCAACTGCTTTTCCTACTTTCTTAACAGCAGACTTAACTTTCTCAAGTCTGTCACTCTTAATTTTAGTGTCATGACCAAGAGTTACTTTTGCTTCGTTAAGAAGGAAGAATGAGGTTTCAATCGCTTCGCAGAGAACTTCTTCTACTTCCTCAACTTCATATCCCTCTTCAATACACTCATAGAAGAACTCTTCTACAACTTCTTCAATTAATTGGTCAGAAAGAAGAAGAAGTTCTGATTCGTTAAGTTCATCA